ATGTTTCTTATTCCTCTTAATATCATGACTGTTTCTGCTTCTAATAATATTAAATTTCCTTTTATTTCCACATTGCCTTTACTGCATTTAATCATCTTTACAAATTCCTTTCTTTCCCGTACAATAATCTTGGTTGTTTATCTATGCGTCCTAGAGGTTGCCGCCTCTTATGGGCGCTTTTTTGTTCTGTAAACGTCAAAGTCTTCGCGATTGCCTATGCTTCCCCACGATGTGATCTGATCGTTTTTTGTAAGTACAACTGCGTTTGTATAATCCTGATCGTATTTCAGGCACCATCCTTCGAGCAGTTCTAAGATGCAGTTCATTTCTTCTTCGGCGTCTTTCTTTATTTCTTCGTTCATTTCTTTGTTCACCTCCTTAGATCGGTCCTGCCTGCAGGATGTAAATAATCACAGCCATCACCGCATTTAACATCACACTATCTTCTTTCATTACTCAACGTATTTTCTATTTCCTACTTCGTTTTCATCCTCTTCGAATCTGAGTTCCATCAGGTCTGCCAGCATCAGGTATTCTTGTGCCTTCTTTGTTTCTCCATGTGTCTCCCGGATCTTATCCCGGAACTGTGCAAGCGTCCCGTAGAAGCATCCGCACCGTACACCCACGCCACCATCTTTGAGACGGAAGAAGGTCGTTGTACGGTTGACAGATCCGAAACCGTGAGCGTATGCATAGTCCCCATTGCCGCACACCCGCGCATCGCCGCACACCAGCGCATCGCCGCACACCCGCGCATTGCCGTACACCCACGCATCTCCGTACACCCGCGCATTGTCGTACACCCGCGCATTGCCGCACACCAGCGCATTGCCGTACACCCACGCATCTCCGTACACCCACGCATCTCCGTACACCCGCGCATTGTCGTACACCCGCGCATCGCCGGAAACCTGTGCATCTCCGTACACCCGCGCATTGTCGTACACCAGCGCATTGTCGTACACCCGCGCATCGCCGTACACCCACGCATTGTCGTCATGACCAAGGTTTGATTCCTTCTCCACATACCCGCCAAGTTCTCCGGCTTCCACATCGCCGAACTCAACAAGGGCACGGATGCGGAACAGCTTTGTCCCGAACATATTTGTTACAAATTCATTTGTTAATTCAAATTTCTTCACTTTTCTCGTCCTTTCTGTTACAATAATGTTGATTATTTATCTATGCGCCCTGAGGTTGCCGCCTCATTTATGGGCGCTCTTTTGTTCTGTAAACGTCAAAATCTTCGTGATTGCCTATACTTCCCCACGATGTGATCTGATCATGTTTTACAAGTACAACCGCGTTTGCATAATCCTGATCGTATTTCAGACACCATTCTTCAAGTAGATCTAAGATGCAGTTCATTTCTTCTTCGGCATCTTTCTTTACCTTTACATCCATTTTTTGTCCTCTCCCTTAGATCGGTCCTGCCTGCAGGATGTAAATAATCACAGCCATCACCGCGTTTAACATCATGCTGGCAACCGTTACCGCGATCAGTCCTCTTGCAGCATTGTCTCTTTCTTTTCTTTTCCGCTGGATCTTCTTCCGCTTACGATTCGCTTTCGGAAAATTTCTCCGCTCGATCGGGATCAGTTCCAGCTTCCGTACCGCAGGTAATTGTTTTTCCATGCTTGTCCTTCCTCTTACAATAAAATTTTTGCCCGCTCCTCTGCCGGCACTTCTAAAACGTCTAGGATACCCCATAACACTTCCAATTTCATCTCTCCCTGATTCTTACTTACTTTCACATTAAAAGTAGAACGTGGCATATTGATCTTTTTTGCGAGATCACTTTTTGTGATGTGTTTCCGCTTTCGGTATATGTCGATAATCTCGTCTACTGTACGTTCTCTTT